TCATGCCATATATTGGAAATGACATAAGGGCAAACGAAGATTACAAAACTATAGATGATATATCCGGTAGTTTTAATGGTAGTACCACTTCTTTTGCTCTACAGGTCGGAGGTTCTTCACCAGTTCCTTTCCCAAAGTATGAAACACAATGCATAATATCTGTTGGTGGTGTAATCCAGGAACCTGATTCTACAGGTACAACTGGATTTAAATTTACTGGTACAAACATAGTTTTTAGTTCTGCTCCAGCTTCAGGAGAATCATTCTTTGGAGTGATACTTGCCGGTGCAGATTATTTAAATGCCGGGGGAACATTCCCAGATGGAACTAATTCAGTTCCTTCTATAACATTCAGCTCAGATACTGATACAGGAATATATAAGAGTGGTAATGGATTGGTTTCTATCACTTCTAACGGAACCAAAGTTGCTACCTTTCCAACGGGTGCAGGGAGTGCCAACCAAGTGCTTGCCACGGATGGTGCTGGTGTACTTTCCTATGTTGATGCACCATCTGGAGCAACTGGTGGTGGGTCTGACAAGGTGATAATGGAGAATGGAACAGCAATAACAACTAACTATACAATTGGAACTTCATTTGGATCTACCTGCAATGCTGGTAGCTTTGGACCAATTACAATTAACGCAGGCGTGACGCTCACGATACCTAGCGGTTCAGTTTATACGGTGGTTTAAATTATGCCTATTGCGATCAACGGATCAGGAACAGTTACAGGAGTTTCCGTAGGAGGTTTGCCTGACGGAATAGTAGATACAGATATGCTTGCTGCTAATGCAGTAACCGCAGCCAAAAGAGGTACAGGTGCTATTTTACAAGTAGTGGAATCTGGTTTTAGTGGTGCTTTTCAAACTGCCTCAACATCTTTTACTGATGTTACAAATGCCACTATAGATATAACTCCAACTTCAACAAGCAGTAAGATCTTACTGTTTGTAAACCTTGATTCAGATTATGTAGCGGAAACAAATGCACTTAGAGTGATTTATACAAAATTATTTAGAGATAGTACAGCAATCTATAAACAGGCATGGTATTTAGGTCATGGCACATCTTCTAATGGTTATGGTTACTATGGTACTCCAATAGATATGCTGCAGTTAGATTCTCCAAATACGACAAGTCAAGTTACTTATAAAGTTCAAGCAAAAATAGATTCTGCTAGTAATAACGCTTACTTTAGGGTCAACATGGTTAGTGGACAATGTGAAAGTAATTTAGTTGCTATGGAGGTGGCAGGGTAATGGATTTTGAAGCAATAAGTAAATCACATCCATCAATAGTAACTTTAGCTGAAACTTTTGTTGATTATGGCTTAGATAAAGATGGAAATAAAGTTTCAATAGTTCAATCAAAAGTTGATGCTGCAAGAGTAACTTTAAATGCTGAGGCTGCTGCTGTTAAGTACAAAACCGATAGGACAACAAATGGTTCTACTGTTTATGCTTCTTTAGGTGACCAGCTAGACATGTTATACAAAGATATTGTTGCAGGTAAACTAGATACTACGGGTACGTGGGCAACCCACATAAAAGCAGTAAAGGACGCTAATCCAAAACCATGAGTTCTATTAAATTAACAGCTGATTCTGGAGGAGGTACTTTTGAAATTAAGGCTCCATCTTCTAGTGGGAATACAAGAGTATTAACTTTACCAGATACAGGAAATTATATATTAGGAGGAAGAATCCTCCAAGTTGTTCAAGCCGTCAAGAACGATACTTTTACAACAGCTAATAATACGAATAATTATACAGATATACCAAGTTTAAGTGTTTCTATAACTCCTGCTAGTACTAGTAATAAAGTATTAATTGAGGCTGAAATTTATAATAGCAACAGTAACGCAGTAAATTTCTTTAGAATATTAAGAGGTAGTACGTTTATTAATCAACCATCGTCAGAATCATCAAGTGGTGCGGGTTATGATGCACATGGTTTTGCTTATTTCGATCATAGTTTCCAAGATACAACTGTAATTAAAATACTCGATTCTCCAAGCACAACATCTGCAACGACATATAAAGTTCAATGTGCGTGTACTGGTACTACTCTTACAATCAATAAATTTTATGGTACTAGTAACTATCACGGAATAAGTACTCTAACAGCTATGGAGGTGTCAGCATGAGTTTAGATCACGAAGCAATTTATAAAGCATATGCCGGAACAGTAGTTTCTATTGATGATGGATTAGGTGCGTTTGATAAAGATGGCAAATCTGTAACCCTTGAGCAAAGCAAAATAGATGCTGCACGAACTACATTAAATACTGAAGCTGCTGCTGTTAAGTATAGAACTGATAGAACAACTAATGGTTCTACAACATATCCTGCCATAGGGGATCAACTGGATTTACTTTGGCATGCAATAGATGCTGATGCAGATTTGAAATCTAAGTTTAGTGCATTTTATAATTCTATTAAAGAAGTAAAGGACGCTAATCCAAAACCTAGTTAATTATGTCAGAAATAAAAGTAAATTCGATTAAAGGGGTAGGGGCTAGTTCTGCTGCTATTACCGTAAATAATTCTGATGGAACGTGTACTGCCAATATTACTAATAACCTAAGTAATAGAAATTTAGTAATCAACGGAGCTATGTTAGTAGCTCAACGTGGTACGTCATCTACAATATCTGGATATGGAACTGTTGACAGAATGAATCAACATTCTGGCGGTACAGATGAAGCACCTACTTTTGCACAGGTTGATGTTGCTGCTGGGACTACTCCATACACGTTAGGATTTAGAAAAGCCATAAAAATAACAAATGGAAACCAAACAAGTGGTGCTGGTACATCAGATTATGTATATGTACAAACTATTCTTGAAGGCCAAGACATAGCTAATAGTGGTTGGAATTATTTATCAGCTTCTAGTTATATAACGATTTCTTATTGGATAAAGTCGAGTGTTGCACAAAATTTTTATGGACTTATTACTTCTTCTGATGGTACAGCACAAGCTTATGTATGGGAAACAGGTTCTTTAAGTGCAGATACTTGGACAAAAATAACAAAAACAATTCCCGGAAATTCCAACTTAACATTTGACAATGATAATGGAGCAGGGATGTATTTTTCTCCAGTAAGAGCTTTTGATGGAACTGCTAGAACTGGAAGTATGAGTTTAAATTCTTGGGCACCATATAGTGGTAGTGCAAGAACTCCAGATCAAACATCAACATGGTACACAACTAATGATGCGACACTTGAAATTACAGGAGTTCAATTAGAAGTAGGCAGCGTGGCAACAGATTTTGAACACAGGTCATATGGTCAGGAGCTTTCTTTATGTCAGAGGTATTACGAAATAGGAGTTCATG